ATGGTGGAGCTTGAGGTTGAGAACGGCAGACCAGTATTGGTTGGTTGGTTGCACGCAGGCAACATGCTTCGTGGCGAACCACCAATGTGCAATGGACTTGGTTGCGGCCATTGGAGCGTAATCAGCGGTTACGCGGGTAAGAACAGCAACGATCCAGAGTGGATCATGCAAGATCCTCGCGGCTACCCCGAAATGGAGAAGGGTGGTCATAGCAACCCGCATCTGGGACGTAATGTCCGTGTGAGGCAAGCAGCGTTTTACCAGCGTTGGCAGGCTGAAGGCCCTGGAACTGGTTGGGTGATCCTTGTTAATGAGTGACCTGTACTGGATCTGGGCGTTTATCAGTGCGTTCTGGACGACTGTTGTGGTGCAGTGCGCCAAGCCAGTGAACTGGGAGCGATGTTCACAGGTCAATGATTGGCTGGTGCCTTGGGTGCGAGACGTAATGGACATGCACAAAAACGGTGCTTACCATTCGGAAAAGTACATCCTGAAACAATCCGATGGGCTGGGCAGACTGGATGGTCGTCAACCAGACCCTTGAAGAGGAGTTGGAGTTGGAACGTACCGTTCGAGACGTTAAAAGCTGCACTGACGAAAGTGCATTGAAGACGTTATGTGTGTCTTTAGTCCGTACCAACTGGCATCAAGCCAAGTTGCTTAAGCAAGCCGTAGGTCACATCGGTCAGTTTGACGAGTCGATGTCTTGGTCTGACTGAAGGCTTTTGGAGCGGCGATTCTTAGCCCTACCTTCCAGCCTGGCGTCTACAGCGTCCTGCCACTTTTGCTTGTCATTGACGAGAGCATCGCAATAGGCTTCTTCATCAGTATTTTCTGCCAAGTAGTTGTAGACCAGCTGACGGATCAAAGCAGAGGGTTTGATGCCTTGAGCATCGGCCTCTTGCATAAAGAGTTCACCGCGAAAAGGCTCAAGTAAGACTTGGATATAAACCCGGTTGCCGTGCTTCGTCGCCATCGGCTCTAAAATACTAAACGAATGTTACCATGTTATCGAGTCGTCAATCTTTTTCTTCCAAGCAGTTGCTTGAGCAGAGCGAGCATTGGAGCGTTGCCGACTAGAGCCTTGTCTGACTTTTCTGGCTCCTTCTAAAAACACTGCCGCCCGTTGAAGGTCAGCTGTTGTCGCTAGTTGAATCGCTTTGTTGAGACGCTCCATGATGATTTGACGCCCCGATCTCGGTTGCGGCATAACTCATTGCCCCAGCAAGCGTTTGGTGGAACGTTAGCGCGTAAGACTCGGTTAGCACAATCCATTCAGCATTGTGCCGAAAGATTTGTACGTTCATTTGTCACAGTTAAAGATGTGATGCAGTCTTTTGAACTCATGAATTGGTGTTGAAGTAAGGATGCTGACTTCTACGTTGCAGCGCAATGCATTGATAACTTGTCGCTCCATGTAATCCATGTTGGATTCATAAGTGACTTGCTCAACAGCAAGTGGCTTATCGTCTATATCGAAGGACGTGAAGCGCGTTATTGCAAGAGGGCAATGTTCGTCAGCGATCTGACAGTAATGCAGATGAACGTTTTTAGTCCCCATCACTGGAGCGGAAGAGTTCGTTGAATACAGTGGCGACAAGGCTTTCAGCCTGTTGCCTATCCAGACCATAGCTGGATCGACGACGAACCTTCGTAACAGCTTTGTGAAAATCATTGGTGGTGAGGCCCAAGTGGTTGGGCGGCTGCATAAGGCGCTCACGGATCAATTCTGACCTGTGGATGCCTTTCTCTTTGGCTTCAGCAGAAAGGCTTTCGGCTAGCTCTTCTGGAAGGAGGGTTTCGACTTTTTTCATGCGTGGATGTTACTTACGCTTGGAACGTTTTTTACTCTTTCGAGACGGTTTGACACGCGGTTTAGCTGGTTTGGCCTTGAGACGCTCAATGGTTTCGCGATAGCCAGGTGGTTCTGGGACGCCTGAGCGCTCCAAAATCTCAGTCCAGTTCATCCCTCACGCGCGTATAGATGTAAGAAATGTCCCCACGCTCCAAAAGCTAGTCAGGCCAATGGATTTGCATGGGGACAAAGGGTAGGGACAATTAATTTTGTCCCCTTTCTTTCTCGGTAAGTTCAATCTCAACCGCACCATCCATCAGAGGGGGACATAAAGGAGTGTCCCCATCCTGTTGTCCCGTACCAAAAGCCGCTCCATCACTAGGTTCTTCTCTTAAAGGGGACACGCTCCAACCCTCTCCACGCGCGAGATTAGCTTTGTAGTTCTTGGTGCGGGAACCTTTTGAGACGCTTGAAATGATGAGCTGTTGAGCTTCCAGCCTTTGGAGCGTTTTCTTGATTGCAGCTGGCGAGCCACCAATGAGTCGATCTGCGATGAGGTCAGTTTTGGTGCGTGTCTCGGGGTAAGCGGTTCTCAAGCGACTAAGCACTCTGCCCTGCACAGAGGATGGAGCGTTGCTGTCTGGATCCATTTCAGGAGTGAAGTCAGCGATGTAGAAGTCCAAGTCTTCTGTCTGACCAAGGATCAAATGCGTGCCAGAGCGTCCTGAGCGGCTCTTCTCCACCTCAATCAACCTTTCATGAGGCTTAAGCTGTTGCTGCTCCTTGGAGCGTTTCTGAGGGTCGCTTTCAGGGCGCTTAAGGCTCCAGGTCTCGTCTACTGCATCGCGAATAGCTGAAGTGCCACGGAATCCGCCATTCTTGTTGGCGTGGTGAATGATGATGATGGTTGCTGCATGGAACAGTGGACCGTTGTTTTTGGTGAGCCAGTACAGCGGAGTTGCGAAGTCAGACTTGTTTTCATCAAAAGCCCGACCACCAGAGCAGCCGATCAAGGAGTCAATGACAACAAGCTTCGGCTTGTACTTCTCCATTAGCTCGATGAACTGTGCATAACGTTGAAGCTGCCAGTCAGTCTGGATATAGGTTTCATCCGTGATTGGGAAGTCAGCTTCGATCAGCTGTTCTTTGAGTTGAATTAAAGGCTGATCACCGTTCAGCAGCAAGACAGGGCCTTGTTGAATTGGAACGTCGGCACCGCGAACCCTGAAAGGCTTGCCACTGACGATGTGCTTTGCAAGAGCCCATGCAGCGGTTGATTTGCCATCGCCACCAGCGCCATAAATCAAGATGGTTGAGGGATGAGGAAGGACATCAGGTATGAGGTATTCACGCTTGTCTTCAAGCTTCATCAGCTCTGTAGCAGTCATGAGGGTTTCTTTTTTCTCATAGGCCATCTGATCAACGATCAGCTTTTCAAGCGCGGTTTGATCGCGATAGCCCGCTTGGAGTGCAAGTGAGTTGAGCCTGTAGTTGACCTCAGCAGGGTTGTCAATTTTGAGGATTGCCTTGGCGCGTTTCATCACCTCCTCGTATTCAAGAGTTGATTGCCTGTACTCCTGAACCTCCTTCTCCTCTGCACATTTGACTGCCTTAGCTAGATCGTCTGAAAACCGATGACGGTGTGGATCTTCTAGGTCGGCCAAGTGAATGAGCGTGCCCAAGCCAACGCCATTGCCCTTGAAAGAATGCCAAATGTGTTCACAAGGATTGTTTTCCTTCCACTCTTCCTCGAAGTCTGAATCCTCTGAAGACCAAGCTGCCCACAGCATCATCCCTGCTTCAGTAGGCAAAGCAGAGTTGATTGCCATGCCAATCTTGACCCAGTGGTCACGAGATCCCTTGCCCTTGTTTGGGATTACGTCAAGACAATCTTTGATAATCTGAAAAACCTCGTCATCACTGCGATCAGAAAAGTCAAGATCACGCTTAATGATGGTCTTGGGCGGCTCACGCATTTCAGCGAGCAACCAAGCGGGAGCGACTGGAATGTTGTTGAGGTCGCCTTCAAGCTTGTATTCGCCAGGCTCAGAGTTTTCACCACCTGGGTAAGCGCCAAAAATGACACCTTGCTTTTTTGAGTTCCAGAGAATCTCATAGTCCTCTTTGCCCAAGCCACGACCCTTTACCTCTTTCCAAAGAGCTTCCGGAACACGAAAAATGAACTTTGCAGCGTTCTGCTTGGTTGAGGTAACGATTGGAGCGCCAGCAAGCGACTCGCCCCAACGTTTCATACAGCGCTTGAGGTTGCGGTCAACATCAAGAAAGACGATGCCGTTGCCGCGAATGCCAGTGAAGATGCCAACGGCCTTGAGATCGTTGTTGCGTTGAAGCGCTAAGGCAACGTCTGCAGGCCCAAACTTCTGATCAAAGCTGGCTTTCAGGGGTTGCTTCCCACAAAATCCACGCTTTGCGTTTTTGGTGTGAATTGGAGCGTAAACAAGCCCTTCAGGCAGAGTCTTGACGAAATCTTGTAGCGTCATGTAAGATTAGAACGACGTAAGAGACAAAACCCGGTCTGCCCCTTGATCTCCAGGGCAGGTCGGGTCTTTTTTTATCCTACCGGAGGTTGACTGTGCGTCAATACCGGCTTACAGTATCAAGGCGTCTAAATGAGACGCGACACTTACCGAGACACACACCGTGAAAGTTTCCGACGACTTTTTGGCAACACTGAGTTCAGAGTCCGAAAGCACCTCAACAGATCTTCCGTACCTCCGTCCGAACAAAATCGAACCAGGCAAGCCTGCCGTTTTTGCTCTTCTTGAGGAAGATCCTCTGGAGTATTGGCTTGTGTGGGGCACGCCTAAAGAGGGTGGCAACAATCAGCCATTCCGCTTTCTGGAAAAGCCTTCTGACGAGGATATTGAGCTTGAGCTGGGTCGCGACTTCACCAGAGCGTTGAACTACGAGAAAACTGCTGTTGACAGGCCATACAAGTGCTTGACTTGGCCTGTTTACAACTGGTCAAAAAAACGTGTTGAAGTTTTTGAGATCAGTCAGATTTCAATCTCTCGTCAGATTGTTGGTTATGCCTTGGAGAAGGCTTACAGCAAGAATTTTCTTGACTGGGACTTTAAGCTGCAGAAAGGCAACGTTGGCGGCAAAACCAAGTATGACCTGATGATCATCCCTCGCGATGAGGATGAGAATGACGATATTCAGATGGCAAAAGACTGGAAGGCTGCTCAAAGGGCAGGTTTTGACTTGAACCGTCTGATTACCGGTGGCGACCCATTCAAGGAGGCTTGAGCTTGTCTCATTGAACATCTTTGCTGTTCATAGACAGTCAATACACGATTAGAGGGCTGCGGCCCTCTTTTCTTGTGCTATTTTGCAGATGCCTGTGTTTTAACGCATTGGCAAATCTCTCCCCTGCTATTCCTTCTATGGATATGCCTTCTCTTGAAACTCTTGAACAGCCTGATTCAGGCATGTTTGTGTCTGCAGTTGTCACTGAGGTCCCTGACAACAACAAGAGTTATGTCTTTGGTATGTTCCGCGAAAGCGGAACGAGGAACGACCTGCCCTTTTCTAAGGGCGATGGAGCGTTCATATGGCTCAATGGCCATCCTAAGGACAACATTCGCACTGGCATGATCATTTATGTCGCTGACCTGCGCGAATCCAATTCATGGAAAAAGCCTGGCGACAAAAAATACTGTGCCAATTTGGCTCCAATCGAGTTTCAGCCTGAGCTTTCAGCTGAGCCTGTTGGGCCTGTTCAACAGCCTGAGCCAACAACGTATGAATCAAGGGCTTCAACTATGACGCCAGCGATGCAAAAGGTGGTTGATTCAGCCATTCAAAAGCGTAAATCTGAATTGCTGGATCTGAGCGCTCGGTTGACCGTCACTCGAACGTTCAAGGGTACAAAGGCAAAGTACCTTGATTTCCTCGCTGTATCTGTAGGAACTCCAAGTGAAGCCCTTGAGGCTTGCATTGAGTTCTGCTACGACCAAAACTTTGGTTTTTAGCAGCTGGGGGCCTTGCGCCCCCTTTCTTTACATGTACATTAGTGTTGGGTAGATGCGTCTATGGAACCACCCAAGACAGTTACGACATTCATGGAAGACGGTTGCGTCTCAGTGACTGTCGGTCATTTAACTGGGGTGGTTTCTAGCGCTCATCTCGTGGAGCCCAAAGAAAATCAGCTCCGTCAAAGGTGGCTGCAGGAAAACGCCATTCATGACGACTGACACACAAGACGCTTTGGCTTCGTTGCGTCAATGGCAGCTAGAGCAAGACAACTCAGGCAGATTCCGTGTTTACAGGGATCAACATGGGCAGATTTATCACTCTGTCACCCATATCCTGAAGAACACTGCCCCTCAATCACAGAAAGATGCTTTGGAGCGCTGGTCACAACGTGCTGGCAGTGCTTTGGAGCGTGACATTGCTTGTGACCGTGGGACCATTGCTCATGAGCATTGCGAGTATGTACTCAAGACCGCAGCAAGGCTGGCTCGACAGAGCGCTAACAAGAAAGGTTCATGGAAAGTCTGGGATGATGGATTGGCTCGCCCTCCAAAGGCAATTACCAACTGGGCACTCAAGAAAGCGAAGGAGAGTTCACCAAAAGTGGCGTGGCCAGCCCGTCAGTACGCCAGAGGTTTATCCGACTGGTTGGTGAGCGGAAGCGTAACGGCCATTCATGCCAGTGAGTTCAGCATTAGCAGCACTGACGGGTTTGCTGGAACGGCAGACGCCTTAATCGACACACCGTTGGGTTTGACGATCTGTGATTTCAAGACCACCAGTCGCGAAGAGGACAAGCCTGAAGCGTGGTTAAAGGACCATCAGGACCAACTGGGTGCTTATAGCCTTGGACTGCGCGAGAGAGCCGGTATACGGGTAGATGCTGGAGCGGTGGTAATTGCAAAGGCAGACGGCAACGTGCAGATACGAATGCTGAATGAGTTAGAGATGAGAGGCTGTGAAGTGCGTTGGACAGAACGAAACCACTTGTATCAGGAGATGTTGCTGAGTGGTGAGGTTTTTTAGTGGAGGAGGCGTTAGAGCTTATATATCGGGGTCAATGCAACGTAGCGGTGAAGGCAAAAGAAATAGGCGTCACAACAGAAGAGTTGAAACGCCTGTTTCGGGATTATGCGGTCAAGCGCCCCATTGATGAAGATGTTTGGCGCGGAGACGTTGAACTAGGTTGGCCTTGGGTCTAAGATGCACTCTTCCATGGCTCTACGCTCGTAATACCGTTTCAAGCGCAGGCAATCATTGGCGCGGACGAAGTTGCCCTGCTCTTCAAAGATGACTGCTCTAGCCGTCTCATAGCGAATAGCCTTAGGCAATAGATCTGTTGGAACGCGAGAGCCTTCTGGAGAGTACTTGTTGCCATTAAGGATGCTGCTCATCAGTATTGGGGCGTTGGGTCAAAGTTCAATTCGTTCTCAATCAAAGGGATGACTTCATCCTCCAAAAGAGACCGCATTGAATGAGTTAGGTGTTCATCCATTTGATGACGCCTGTTCTCACGATTGATAACACCTTTAAGGATGTCAAGAGCGCGTTGAATTTTGTCGCACTCATATTCTTCTTTGGGTTGGTAGTGATACATCACCATTGAACCTCTTCAATGAGTTGATTAAGGGTTTTCAGAGAGTTAAGGCTGTCCAAATGCATCCGAGGAACATACAAGGCTTGTGAAAGCTCTGAGGCTGGAGTGTCTTCGAGAATTGCTCCAATTTCGTTTTTAATTTGTTTGAAGCAGAACTCAATACGTTCTGCAGGATGATCTTCAAGGTGTTTAGAGGCTTTGGATCGTCCACCCATAACGCAATTAAGAAGTTGATTGATGGAGCGGTCAGCTTTTTTGCGGTCAATCATTTGAGGTTGCGGTTCATTTCGGCGATGGAAGGGATGGAGCGTTCAAGCTCATCTTGTTCTTGAAGCCATTCGAGCATTTCAATTTCCTCGTCAGTAGGCGGCCAAGGATCCTTGTATTCACAAGGAAGAAGATCGTCGATGTCGTCGTAGCGGATGGTCATTTGCTCTTCTCCTGCTGCTCTTCTGCGGCAGCTTGTTTGACTACATGGTCTTTTGCACGCTGAGCGTGTAAAGCTGCAGTGGCTTGAATCTCAGCTTGCAGGTCAAAGGCTGCATCTGCAGCAACAAATGTGCCTTCGATGTCAGCCAAGACGTTTTCTTGAATCTCGTCAGCCCAATGGTGCGTGCCGTAGTACTCATTGCCCCATGAAGGCTTGTTCAACGGGTACTCCTTCATATGCGCCTTGTCTTTTTTAGTGAAATCACACTGCAGTTTTTCCAGGTAGTAGGTCTGCTCAGCAAACTGGCAGTCGATGCCTCCTGGAATGATCATCCAAAGCAGGTGTTCGATGGACCTGCGCTCAGATTTTGCAAGTGACGACAGATAATAATGCTGCTTGTCAGTGAGGCGGATTGAAACGGTCTTCATTGGTTTGAGGATGATTGGAGCGGGAATGATTTGAGACAACAGTCTCAGAACTTGTGAGACTCGTGGCCTCCAATACGGCAGAGACGTTCGAACGTGCGTGAAAGCTGTTCCATCTCTTTCGTGTTGTGCTGGTCAGAAGATTCCATCCAGTTTTGAGCGATATCACGCAACATGGCGTCACGTTGCTGGAGCATTGGTGGAAGTTCCACGTCTACATCCAGCTCCATGTTTTCGCTGTCAAGCTCTGTAGAGGCTGTTGCGACATCACGGAAGGTTTGAGGTCTACTCATGCCAAACTTGCGTTGTAAGCGCGTTGCGACAGCAGTTGGAGCGTGTCCAAGGCTCAGCCAACGCTTTGCCTCACTGATGTGATGGTCTCGGACTTCCTTGGGGCGTTTCATGCTTGAGCCTCCAGCACTGCAGGAGCAAACAAGTGAACGAAACGAGCCAGTGTGTCGGCGTCTTGCTTGCTCAGATAGTCCGCCATTGCTTCAAGCAATGCATCATTAGCGATCATCGCAGTGGTGAGGTTCAGGCCGTCTATGAACGTGACGGAACCAGTCCTGAATTCAACGGTTGAGCCATTCTTGAAAAAGAATGTAGTCGTGTGATACGAGTCCATTGATAGATTGAGGTTTGGAGCGGAGCAAGGTTGATCCCCTTGACTCTTGTACTACAATACAGACCATTCACGGAAACCGCAAGCGCCCATTCATGACCAGCCAGGTGCCCTCAAAAGTCATTCATCTTTGCCCCGATGAGGTCGATCTGGTCATCCTTGCCCTCAGAACCCTTAAACCCACCACTGAAGGCCGCAAGCATGGTGGCCGTTTAAACTGGCTTGACGCCAAATTTTGCAGCTGCAGAGACGAAGAAACCCAAATCTGGCCCACCGCTTAACGCAAAAAAAAGCCCCATAACGGGGCTCAGTCAAATAATGCATTCATGGAGCATTCAGCGACTAACGCCGCTAACTCCTGCTCCTGACTTTCCAGTTCTGCAATGCCCCGGTCGATCCGGTCAATCTCAGAATCTGAAGTAATGCATTCAGGAGACTCGGCAAACGTTTTAAGACGTTTCATGCTCTCGAGCGATTTTCTGGCTTTAACCAGATCCTCTAAATGCTCTCGAGCCTCTCCAAGATCTGAAAAATGCAGATCTGCCCATGTACAGTCTGCGGCTGTGAATTCGTGCGTTGACATAAAAAAAAGACCGTCAATTAGTGACGGTCAGTAAGGTTCCAAACGCCGCAGTCTGGGGGATGGTTAATCTCCTCCAAACGTTGACGCCGTTTTAGCCTCGCTTCTTTAAGTTGGTCTGCCGCGATATCCGCAACGACACGTTTAAGAAGCGCTTCGGTGCTGGAATCGCTGGCAGCAATCCAAGCACCGACATGTTCAAACTGTTGCATGACTCAGCTGTTGATTGGCGCGGGACTTGCGGGAGCCGTGAGCTAAAAAGGCAATAATGACCTTAGAGCCACGCTTATGGCACAGCATGCAACGATTGCAGTCAGTGTCCCGCAATTGAGCAGGGCAGACCTTAACTAGGTTGCGTGCTGGCGTACGCCAGACCGTTCTAGTCTCCTCGCTTGAAACAGCAAGGACAGCCGGAAGGCCTGAAGCAATCGCACGATCTGCGGATTCTTCGGTTTCGGTCGAAACGTTGATCCGCAGTCCCTCGCGATTAGCACGCCGTAACAGCTTGCCATTGTCTCCCAGTGTGTGGTCGTGGTGCGTGTACGTCCAAGCCTGCAGCCTGCGGCTTTTAACGACAGACAAGAGTCCGTCAATAAAAACACGAGACAGTCGACCGGAAACACTGGCCACCAAGTCTCCCGCTTGATTCAACCGCAAGGGTGAGCCATACGGCAGACTTGCCAGATCGTCTAAATGCTCCCGCCATTGTGTGGAGCGGGAACCATCAGACACCTTTGACCAGTGGAGCGCTAACGGCCCTGAAGCCGCATAACAAACCTCACGCATCCCGCAAGATGCAGAGCAGCTGTTCTTGCTAGTGGTGGTCACAGCAATGGGCCCCGTCTTCTTATTAGACGAAACCCGCGACAGGTGAAAAAAGGTTTTAGTTAGTGACATGTCAGCGCACCACTCGAACGTAACGCTGCGTCCCTGAATGCTGTTGCATCGGCTCGAGCATCGCAGTTTGAGCAACCGCAACGCCAAACGATGCAGCAGCCACAACAGCCGCTAACAATTGAATTGATGAGTTCATCGGATAAATCGAATGGATTTTTTGGTTTCCTTGGGAGCGCTCTCGTCACGCTGCAAAAACTGCAGAACTGGCGCGACGCCTTGCAACGCTCACCCGTGGGCTGCATTGATTAGCGCGATTCGCTCCCAGGATTGGTCAGATTGTCGAGGTTCCGGAAGAATTGCTTCTCCCTTCTTACAGTGTACCAAATTTTGTGCAATATCACAAGAATAAAATCTAAAGGCTCACCAGCGCCGCACGCCGCAAAAACCGGGGGGCAGGGTTGCAAAATTTTTGGCTGCTATCACATCACCCACTACTTACACATATATCCGTACAACAGCATTCGTGTAATAAAAAAGCCCCCTAAGTGGGGAGCAGGGGTCAAGTTTTAAAAACGCTGGATCAGTCGCCCTTGTCTTCAATTGAGATCTTGAGTTCAGGCGCTTGAATGTTGACGGTCTCGACGGACTCACCAATCACACGTCCAATGGAGTCAAGCACTTGGCTTGCAGTCTGCAGTTGCCCTTTCTTCAGAGCCTGATGGAACAGTTTGGTACGCATGTGTTGAAGACGCGCGAGCATGTTTTCGCGGTCAGCTTGCCAGTCTTCATCAACGAGCTTTTTGACTTCTGCCCAATCGCGCCAAGCGGTATTGATTGAAACCTGCTCTTTCTCCTTGTGCTCGTACACGAGAGCACGTGCCGACAGTCCATCAAGCTGTCGTCGATAGAGCCGCCTGATGCGATCTTCTTTTGCTTGCGTGGTGCGATCCGTTAGAGGCTCAGGCATCAACCTATCGACCTTTTTTCAGATAATAACTGCCCACAGTACGTTCTGGCACCTCTAGAAGGGGGGTAGGGGTTGAAAACCTGTGTAATGTAATAGCCATGAGCACAAAAGCAGAGCCCGTAAGCCTGAGATGGGCACAGGGCCAAGTTTTTTCAAGCAATAAACGCTTCCGCGTTTTAGTTGCCGGTCGTCGATTTGGCAAATCGTACCTTTCATGCGTTGAGCTATTGCGTGGAGCGCTCAACCGACCGGGCGAAACCTTTTTTTATTGCGCTCCGACCTATCGGATGGCGAAAGATATTGCATGGCGAGCGTTAAAAAAGCTGGTTCCGAAGGTTTGGATCAAGACCAAAAACGAAACAGACCTCAGGATTGAGCTAATCAACGGTTCAACGATCGAATTGAAGGGTACTGAGAACGCAATGGCGTTGAGGGGCCGCAGTTTGAGCGGTGTGGTGCTAGACGAAGCGGCATTTATGGATTCAGAGGTGTGGTTTGAGGTGATTCGACCTGCTTTGGCGGATAAGGAGGGGTGGGCGTTGTTTATTTCGACGCCAGACGGTACAGCTAGCTGGTTTTATGACTTGTGGTGTTATGTCCCAGACGACGAAACGAACGAATGGCAACGATGGAGCTACACCACGATTGAAGGAGGAAACGTCAGCAAGCACGAGGTCGAAGCAGCCCGCGCTCAACTTGATTCGCGCACGTTCCGCCAGGAATTCGAAGCGTCCTTCGAGAACCTGACTGGTTTGGTGGCCATCAGTTTTTCTGATAACAACATTTCAACAGAAGCGAAGGATATTTCGATTCAGCCGCTGCTGCTGGGCGTTGACTTCAACGTTGACCCTATGTCTGGCATCTGTGCAGTCAAAGATCAGGACACGTTGTACGTGTTTGACGAGATCATGCTGACTGGCGGGGCCACGACTTGGGATTTTGCGGAAGAAGTCACCCGTAGGTATGGAGTGGATCGCAGGATTATTGCTTGTCCCGACCCAACTGGCGGAGCCAGAAAGACAAGTGGTGTAGGCGTAACGGACCACGCAATCCTCAGACGCAGCGGCTTCACAGTTCAAAGCCCCAGATCACCGTGGAAGATCCGAGACAAGATCACAGCAGTCAACACTGGCTTGATGGATGCTTCTGGAGCGCGAAGGGTCAAAATCCACCCGCGTTGTAAAGAGTTGATCAAGTCATTGCGGACGCTGACTTACGCGCCAGGCACGGGTCTTCCTAACAAAAATCTGGGAGTAGACCATGCGTTCGACGCTTTCGGGTATCTTGTGCTTCAGCAGTTCAACTTGGCCAAGCCTGAGGCCATGGGAACTACGTCATACCGCCTGTATTAAGGATGTTTCGTCCGTTGAATGCGCCTCTCTGTCCAAAGTGTGGCTCAAATGAGACTCGTGTTTTAGGGAAGTACACATCACAGGAGGGGGATTCAGTACGAGACCGTGTTTGCCGCGAGTGTGACCACCGTTGGAGGACGTTGCAGCCGCCTGAGGAGGTGCTCGACCCATCAATCGTGGTGAAGTTTCACAGGTGGAAATCACTTGAGAACCGCAGGCGTCAAGTAACGCTGGAATACGCAACCAAGAGCCGTTAGACTAGGGCTATCCCCATTGCTTAGTTGTCATGCCTGGTCATTACGGAGCTGGTGGCAAGAAAAAGCCCAACGGCAAGAAAAAAGGTATGAAGAAGGGCAGTAAGAAGATGTGATGGCCACTCGTAAATTCCGCAAAACCCGCAAAGACCCCAAGACCGGGGTGGCACAGAAGTACCTTTCTGGCTCTAAAAATCGAGCCGCCAAGGCGGCAGAGATAAAGGAGACTGCCAGAAAGTACAAGCGGG